CTAAAAGAGCAGGGATATGAGAATCGTCAATGAAGCGGGGAAGCCCGTCGGTCCGGACGACCCAACACGTGCAATATGGTATCCGGCCGGTGGTTGTGGGTATTGGACGGACGACTGGGACAAATTGGACGCGCTTTGGGGTATCCCGTGCTGCCCGGTTTGTGGTGCCGTTGGTTTTATTGTTTCCGCGGAGAAGTGGCTGGGTGAGTCATTGGATCAATATGACCTCACTCAGTCCGGATACAAGAGATTCTTGATAAAGAGCAAAGAGACGTGCTTCGCTAAGAGTGGCGGTTTTCTCGCGGCCTTTAGGCGGATTGTTTCAAGTCAATGATAGATGTTAAGCCAGCATCCCAGGACGCATACCGACTCCTTCACCGTGGTGCTTTGGCACTCGCGGAGGTGGAACACGCCGGTATGCGGATCGATCTAGACTACCTAGACCGCACCATCATTGAGACGGAAAATCGGATAGCCCGCATCGAAGAGAAGCTCAGAGAGCACGACGAGTTCAAACTTCAGCGAAAGCGATATGGCGCCGAGACCAATCTGACGAGCCGCGAGCAACTTGCCACGGTATTGTTCAAAGACATGGGACACGAATGTCGGGTTTGGACCAAGGGTAAGAAGCGCCCACAACTGGATGAGGAGGCGCTGAGGAGGATTGATAGTCACTATACCCGAGGATTTCTCAAACTGGAGAAGATGAATAAGCTGCTGGGCACCTACCTCCGTGGAGTTCGTCGCGAGGTGGAGGATGACGGTAAAATGCACCCGTTTTTTAACCTCCACACAGTTCAGACTTACCGCGGCAGCAGCTCGAACATCAACTTTCAGAACATCCCTATTCGCGACCCGGAGATTGGCGGAGTCATCCGACGAGCATTCATACCCCGTGACGACCACGTGTTGGTTGAGTTGGATTACGGTCAGATTGAGGTGCGGGTGGCTTGTTGCTTGAGTGGCGATCAGAAGCTCACCTACGACACACTGCATGGTGACATGCACCGAGACATGGCCGCGGAATGTTTCTTGTTGGAACAGGACGATGTTTCGAAGCCGTTGCGTGGAGCGGCCAAGGGTGGGTTTGTCTTCGCTGAGTTCTATGGGGATTGGCACAAACAGGTCGCGAAGAATCTTTGGTCCGCGGTTGACGAGAAAACAAAGAGCGGGGTGGTAGTACGCGATCTCCTTGCGGATAAAGGTATCACAGAACTTGGGGACTGCAACCCAAAGGAGAAGGCACGCCGTGGGACCTTTGAGGACCACATTCGCCAAGTCGAGGATCGATTTTGGAACGAGCGCTTCAAAGTATACCATCAGTGGCGTCAGGATCGCGTAAAGCAATACCGACGTAGGGGATGGTTTGAGCTGGTCACTGGGTTTGTTTGTTCTGGGGTGTACTCGAAGAATCAGGTGATCAACTTCCCGATCCAGGGGCCGGCCTTTCACTGCCTGCTTTGGTCACTGATCCAACTGGTAGGGAAGATGCGTAAGCGAAAGATGCGGTCGCGGATTATTGGACAAATCCACGACAGCATAGTCTCGGACATCCACAAGGATGAATTAGATGACTATGTCGAGATGGCCATTGACGTAACAACTAAGGGCATCGCTGAAGCATGGCCGTGGATCACGGTGCCGTTGGTTGTTGAGGTCGAAACATCAGAGACCAACTGGTTCGAAAAACACAGATACACTAAGACAGAGAAGAAAACCTGTTTGGCGTGTGGTGGAACGGGCAAAAATTCAAAGGGAGGAGACTGTATCCCATGTCGGAGACGAGCACAGGAAATGGCGTAGTTGGAGATGAGCTGTATAAACGGTATCGACCAAGACGTTTTCAGGATCTCGTTGGTCAAAACGACGCGATTCGAATGCTTACGGAGATGGGCCGTAAGGGCGCCATTCCACACACACTGCTGCTGACGGGGCCGTCAGGATGCGGGAAGACCACAATAGCCCGCATCCTTCGTGAGAAGCTGAAGTGCGGCGATAAAGACTTCCAGGAACTCAACGCAGCGGACGACCGCGGCATCGACATCATCCGTGAGATTCGGCAGCATTCCGGCCTTGCGCCGATCACCGGCAGTTGCCGCATTTGGTTGATAGATGAGTGCTTCCCGGCAGGGACATTGGTGTCAACACCCAACGGAAACAAGGCTATAGAGTTTATGTCTGTTGGGGATAAGGTGTTTAATGTTGCTGGTGTGGGGAGGGTAAAGTCTGTATTCAGGAATAGGGTTGATCTTCGCCGCGTTGTTAGAATTTATTTTGACGACGGTACGTCAATGGTGACTACGAATAGGCATGAGTTTCTAACACTGGATGGTTGGATCCGTGCAAATAGTTTAACTGGGTATTGTATCTTCCGCCCGAGCTGTCATATACTGTATAGCAGGAGGTGCAGATATGGCAAAATGGAATCTGATGAAGGGTGTGTGCGCTTTTTGCAGTCAGGAATACACCAGGGTGTCGGATGTTACTCTGGGGAGCAATTTTTGCTGCTCAAAAAGATGTGCAACCAGTCTGAGAGAGAGAATAAAAGGAAATGGAGTGGTTGTGGAAAAGACCTGCCCAGAATGCGGGCGGGTCTTTTCTGTGGTCAAGAGTTCGGCGGAGCAGATATATTGCAACAAATCATGTGCGGCAAAGGCACGAAACAAGAAACCGGCATTCAGAATGAAGCTGTACTCACCAGAGGTGGGACAAAAGATAAGCGAGTCAAAGAAGAGATTTTACAAGACTCCAGAGGGGCGGGCACTTGCCTCGATATCTTCGGAACGACTGAAGTTAACGAATCCTTCGCTAAAAACGGAATCTGTGGCGAGGATGAGGGCCACCAAATTAGCGAATGGGACATTGCACCAATGGAAAGGAAAGAGGGGCGGCAACGGCCAATTAACCAGACCACAACTGAGGCTATGGAAGGCCTTGGTGGCGTCGGATCAGGCGTGGGTGTTGGAGTTTGTTGTGGTTACGGGCGAAAAGAAAAGAGCCGGGATGATGCATCCTACCCATTACAAGATAGATGTGGCTCATGGCGGGTTGAAGATCGCCATCGAAGTGGACGGACAATGCCACAAGTCGAAAGACTCTTCAATGACAGATGCCAAGAAGACGCGCTTTCTAGAAGGCTTAGGGTGGTGCGTGTTGAGGTTTACCAACCGGGCTGTAATGACCGAGCTTTCGAAGGTATTGTTACGGATCGATGCCGTGATCGAGGATATGTTGAGTTTTTCGATCTAGAAGTTCAAGACCATCCATCGTATTTTGCGAATGGCATTCCAGTTCACAATTGTCATCAACTCACTCCACAGGCCCAAGAATCGTTTTTGAAGCTGTTGGAGGACACGCCAAAACACGTCTATTTCTTCCTCGCCACTACCGACCCCGGTAAACTCAAGAAGACCATCATTACCCGCTGCACTGAGATCAAGGTCAGCCCATTAAAGCTAGGTGACGCCAAGAAATTACTCAACACGATTGCAGAGGCCGAGGGGAAGACGGTAGAGCCGGATGTGGTGGAGAAGATCGTCGAACTTGCTGATGGTAGTGCCAGGAAGTTGCTGGTGCTGCTCCATCAGATTATTGATCTTCCGTCGGAAGAGGAGAAGCTAACGGCCCTGCAGGCGTCAGATGTGAAGCAAGCCGCCGTGAACATCGCCAAGGCGCTCATGAACCCACGCACTCGATGGCCCGAGATAGCCACGATCATCAAGAATGTTGAGGAGGAGCCGGAGACAATCAGGAGGATCGTGCTTGCGTATGTCGGGGCAGTCGCACTCAATAAGCCGAATCCGATCCGCGAGATTCAGATTTTGGAGGCCTTTTTGGAGCCTTACTTCAATACCGGCAAAGCCGGGTTAATTCAAAGTTGCGCTGTTGTCCTGCTTCAAAAGGGCAGTTAAACCGACTATAGAATGTGAGGAGACGGTGACCCCGAAGAGTTAGCCCGCCGGAAGGGACTAGGCGACTTGACGGGGTCACCTATTTTGACAAAGGGGATATTAGATGCCACAGCTTAGGTTGGAAATAGACCCGCTTCGACTTGACGAGGAGTGGCTGAATCAACCAGCCCAACGTCAGATATGGGGTGAGCAACTCGCCGACGCGCAGTTTGAACAGGACCAAGCAAAGTCGATGCTTGAGGTTGTGCGGGCGGAGACCGACCGAGACGTTCGGGACAACCCGGAAGACTATGGGGTCACAAAGGTTACGGAGACGTCCGTCGCCAACGCAGTCATTGTTCACCCGTCTGTGCGACAGGCCACAAAGAAGCTGAACGAAGCACGACACAAGGTTAATGTTCTGCAGGCCGCCGTAGACGGCCTCGAACATCGTAAGCGGGCGCTGACCGTTTTGGTTGAACTCCAAGGTCAGGATTACTTTGCCACGCCGAAGATGCCGGCTGGGGTGAAGAATCGACACCGAGAGGATGCAGACCGTGACGTTGATTGAGATATTGTTTGTGGTTGCTTTGGTATTGCTGGTGACGCCTTGGATTGTTTATCTGAGTGTGAAGCTGGGCGTTTTCGCTTTTTACCGTGGTCGTCAACTATTTGAACAATACGAGGAGGGTCGCAAGAACAAATAATCATGGATAGTGTAACCAAACTGATCGCAACGCTTGAAGAGGCCGAGCTACTAGCAAATCGATTGATAGAGGCCGTCGAGTCCGTGCGTGAGACTGGAGACCCCACATCAACCGATATTATACTAGAGCAGCTAGACAATGAGGGTCCATGGCGTTTGGTGATTGGGGTGGCGCTGCCCGCGGAGCTTGAGGAACGTACAAACTTTTCGTAAACAGAAGGAGATACAAAGATGAGTAAAGGACGTCCTCGTTTGTCGGCCAGGAGTTGGTCGGAAAAACCAGACGGTGGTTTTGTTCCGACGGCTGTGAAGTTGCCAGAGGATGTGAGTTTCTTTGAGCCGAAGAAGGAGGGGGTGTTCCGGCTCGAGATTGTGCCGTATGTGGTTCCGAAGACCGGCGACGCGGGTCCCAACCCGAACGCGCAGCCCGGTGAACTGCACTACGAGCGCACCTACTTCACCCATCGCGGGATCGGCGTGGATGAGCGGACGTACGTGTGCCCGGCGAAAACGGCAGGCAAGCCGTGCCCCATTTGTGAGCACCGCAAGGAACTGATGCGTGACAAGGATGGTGATGAGGACCTGATCAAGGACTTGGCGCCGAAGCAGCGACAGCTCTGGAACATTTATGATCACGCAGACGCCGACAAGGGCGTGCAGATCTGGGACATTAGCTTTCACCTCTTCGGTAAACAACTGAAGAAGGAAGTCCGCAACGCCGACGAGGATGATGGCTTCGAGTACTTTGCGGA